TCCAACCATTGTTTCCCCTCAACGGAAATCCCCAATCTCTTACAAATTGCATCAATACTCTGCTCTGCTCTTGCTGCGGTTGCCGACATGCTTTCTTTTTCCGACCTACCTCCATAAAAGAATACAACAGCACCACACTCTCGTCCTAGCATCCACATTATCCAATATGAGCTGCCGTTCTCCGCTTTCGCAAATCCTTCCCATATTTCAGGTAGGGATGTGTCCGCCCAATTCACTCTCGAGGCTAAAAAACTCACAAAACCTCGAATTCTTTCAAACAACTCTGGGTTTGGCGCGGATAACACCATAACCGCCAGAGCCCTCGCAAACAAATCTTCAAATTTCCTTTCGTCCAAATAATATTTCAAAGTGGAACAGATCTTATCCTCATTTGTTTGTGGTACATACATATCTAGAGATTCGTACAACTGAAAGCCACTCCCCAAAAATCTAATTGTGGTGTCTAACTTCTCATAGTTCACCAGTCTAGCATGTTGGGAATCTTTCAAAGTAAGACCAAACTCAGCATACGTTTCTATTTTCATTTTTCTGTACTCATCGACTGTTAGCCCAAAAAATGACAAATTAATTGCCATTATTGAGTCGTCGGAGTACAACGCCATCCTATGGTGTGTTAACATTTCTTTCAAGGTGGGTCTCCGCCCAAAAACCTTCAACCAAATTTTGCACACAAGGCGCGTTCCGATATTCATATGGAAAATGCAGTTGTTACTGGTGGTTAACTTACCACCAGACACCACACCACATTTTCTCCATCTTATCACTCCGTCGGGACACCTCACCGGCGCCCAGACCGTACATGCCATGCAGTAGACTAAAGTTCCCTGGTAATTCTCAATACCTGCCAAAGGTCTTACTCTCTGTGAGTAAACCCTAAGCACCCAAGATACTCTATCCCATCCACTACAATCATCCGTTTCGATATACTCCCAGCCTTCAAATAACTTTCCAAGTTCATTGAAGCCTCCGTATTGCTTTACGAACCCATACTTTATCCAATATTCAGGAGATTTCCCAAACTCCTTCAATTTTTCATTTTGGTTCTCAAACATTATCGCTTCCTTCATTATCATATCCACCGGAGGATTAAAAGTTCCCCGTATCTTCTGGTTCACTATTATATCCTCGAACGGTAATGACTCCCGTTTTGCATTATAGTCCTGTAAAGGTACATGCTCCGTACTTTTTACAAAGTCTGCAAATTCTGGATGCCTTATTGCCTCTCCTTTTGTTCTACACCCCCTCTTTTTCCAAAAAGATGATGGGCTAGTTGAGAAATTCATATGCACATTATCAGTATGTTGCAACACTCTTGTAGTTAGTGCCGGTTCCATGTATTTGTAGGCTAACTCCTCAGCATAATCCTGTAAATCGTCTTCCGGAAACTTCGCTTCCACGTTGCATTTCTGGATTGACTTTTCCATATTAAACCTATCCGCAATAACTCCCCTATAAGTTGCATGCTCGTCTACAAAGCTACCAAAGCTTGGATCCATTCTTACATACTCCTCAAATTCAGGTGATATCTTATCTTTTATTGCGTTTATCTTTTTCGATAACATTTGTACACCAGTTGGGTCATAAGCCACCGACTCAAAATGCTCATATCTCACATTACTCTCTTGCAATGGAGAATATTCCAACTTGCACTGCACCTTCAACAATTGTGATTTTGACCACGCCAAAACCTCAATTGAAAGCCAGATGAATGCATTTGGACCTCCTTCTTTACCTGCTACGTGTATACCTGACACATCACGTGTGGTATCCACTCCAGTATACACAGGTGCTCCACAATCCCCTGGTCTTGTATCACAAAAATACAGCTGTTCTGCCAGGTAGTTCCCTGGAGTCCATGATTGTGTTGAAGGACACACAAACCAACCTGCATCTCTCTTAACCATAACGCTCAGATTCCTACTCGTCCCACGCTGGGTGTAGGTTATGTTTCCAAAAACTGGCATTTGATCTGTTACTTGTTTATTTAAATATAAAGCCAAGTCTAACTTATTCTTCCCTGCTGTTACAAAGGTCGCATATTTCTTATTCCCCTTAACATCAGTATCCACACAATTCCCTTTATCGTCCCATAGGGTTACATTTGGGAAATCCAGAAAATGTGCTGGAAAGTAAGCATAAAATGTACTCGTCCTCTTTCCATCTGCCCCCTTATCTCCATGTTTTAGTCTCGCCATAAATCCTAGCTCGTTTCCATCAGATTTGAAAGTGTAATACCTGGGGTCTATATTTGTAGATATGACCTGTGCTCCTGGTATCTTCGCCTCTGGTTTCAACATTGCTGTTGTCACTATACTAGTTGTCGGGGTGTCCACCACTTTTGGCAAATCCCCAACTTTGGCTGACTTTTCACTCACCAATTCCGCAGCCTCACGAACTGGTGTTTTTACTTTTTTTGAAATAGAATTGGTGCATTTCTCCTGAAATTTATCCTCCACATCCTTTTCACCTGGGGAAGCCTTTTCTCCTTTTGGCTTCTCTCTCTCCTTTGGTTTCTCCTTCACCACAGGTTTCTGCTTTCGGGTTTGTTTCTTCTTCAAACCCTTCCTACTTAGCGGTTTTGTGGCCTTAAACCTATTTCCGCCAACGGCTTCCTCTACCCAGTTTGCACTCATGGCTCTTCCATATGCACTCATCTGGGCATGGTTATACCTCGCCTGATCCGCCACACTCACGTCTTCATC